TGGCTCGTTTGGTTTGGATAAACTAGCAGGCGGTTTGGGGAGACTTGACGGAGTTGTGTGTCCGCCTATATAATGTTGACAAGAAAGCTGATATCTTTCAACACATCCCCCTATTGCCCTCTCGTCTAATGGCAGGACCGCGGACTTTGGATCCGCTAGTCAAGGTTCGAATCCTTGGGGGGCAATGCGGTTATGTTTAATTTAATTCTTTATGGAGAGTACAAATGTACAAGTTCATTCTCGCAGTAGCAGTAGTTGGTTTGGCAGCGTGTGGCAAGTCAGAAGCTGTTCAAGGTGAAGTCACAACCGACAGCACAGCTGTAGTGGTAGATTCAACTAAGTTGAATACAGACTCAGTAAAGGCAGCTGATACTGTCGTAGTTACCCCGAAGGAAGGTCCAGCAGCTAAGTAATAATATACGCGGTCTTAGTGTAACGTCAGCACGGTAAGCTTCCAGCTTACAAGAGCAGTTCAACTCTGTCAGACCGCTCCACTTTGTAAGAACAAATCCCGTGCGAGGTGTGGCGCACTCGTTGTGGTGGCGGGAAGAGTAGTATTAACTACTTGAAAGGGATCTGTTCTTACATTTTGTTTTTCTTGGACAGGTGGCAGAGTGGTCTATTGCAACGGTCTTGAAAACCGTCGAGCTGAGAGGCTCCGAGAGTTCGAATCCCTCCCTGTCCGCTTCCACCAAAAGAGGTTACTATGATATACGAATTTAGAACACCGATTGATGTAAAAACTCCGCATGGAGATGGTCAAGCAATCTTATTGATTGACTATGGTATTAATGTAAATACTGTTTGGTTAGTAAAACTTGACGGTGGAATTGTGAAGCACTATTATTCTGATGATATTCGTATTTACGATAACCCTATGAATGGTAGGGGTTGGAACGTAGAATAATAAATATATCCATCCTCGTGCCACAGTAGCTCAGCGGCAGAGCACCCGATTTGTAATCGGGCGGTCGTCGGTTCAATCCCGACCTGTGGCTCTAAAACAACATAAAGTATATATTTATATAGGACTCGCACCGCAGTGGTGGAGTCCTTTTACCCGTACCGCTCAATAATGAGGGTACATAACATAGGAGGTCATTTTATGACTCATTTAGTATTTCGCCCATTCGGGTCAACGGTTTTGAACAGTCGAGATAACTTCATTAGTACATTTGATAAGATGTTTGATGAAATCACACGACGAGATTTTCCAGAATTTTTTCAGCATTTTGGGGCAGAACCATTTGGAAAGTCGGCATATCCAAAAGTTAATGTAATTTCAAATGACGAGGCTGTTACAATTGAAGCAGAACTCGCTGGTTATAAGAAGGATGAAATTGATATTGAGGTCAAGGACGGTTTCTTGACCATTTCAGGTGGTGCATCACAATTGAACGAGCAAACTGATAAAGTAGTTTATCTTCTACGAGAATTGAAGCGTAGCTCATTCTCTCGATCCTTTAAGCTCGGTGACCAGTTGGATGCGTCAGACGTAAATGCAAAGTTTGATAATGGGTTACTTACAATTACAATCCAAAAATTGACAAAGGAGCCAGAGTCGAAAAAGGTTACAATTAAGTAATTGACACTATTACAGGAGTTTTAGTATGTGTAGTTGTGAAATCTGTACTTGCAGTAATTGCTTAAACCACATAGCCGATTAACTAGGAGGTGATCTACATCGGTTATGTCTGACTCAAAAACCTTAAATAAATGGAGATAGTAAAAACGGGCCGGTACCCAAAAAGTCCGGCCTGTTTTTTTGGAGAATATATGAGTAAATTTTTTAATTTCAAAACACTAGTTTCTTTTTCTGCATTAGCAATCGCAGGATGCGCCGCACTGTTCTCGGTAACGGGTATTGGTACTCTGTTTGCCGGAGCAGCTGTCTCTGCGATGGTAATGGCTAGTGCTTTGGAATTGGGTAAGTTGGTTGGTGTCTCGTTTCTTTACCGATACTGGCCTGAAATACCAAAAGCATTAAAGAGTTATATGTTGGTCGCAAGTATTACGTTAATTGGTATCACTTCAGCAGGTATCTACGGATACTTGTCGTCGGCGTATGCAAAGGTTGCCGCAGAACCATTAAAGATGAATGCTGATATTCAAATCTATAATTCACAAGCAACCACACTTGATGAAGAAATCAAACGTAAGACCGCACGACTTGACCAAATTATTTCACTTCGTGGTCAACAAGAAAATCGTATTGATAATCTTATCAGTAAAAGTACTACGGGGTCAAGTTCGGCAGTTCGGTCAGCACAAAATAGTCTGAATGAATTAAATAGAACAGCAACAGCATTACAAAAAGAAATTAATCAAACCTCTGCTCAACGTGATAGTTTGAAAGCACGTAGTCTAACGAAAGAAGTGGAAATCAATACCAACTCTGATATTGGAACGTTCGTATATATTTCTAAAGCAATCGGGGTGGAACTTGATACCGTTGTTAAATGGTTTATATTGGTCATCGTATTAGTATTCGACCCACTTTCTATCTGTTTAGTATTAGCATATAATTTCTTACAGAAGCGCGGTGAAGTTGTAGAAGAACCCAAAAAACTAGCTATTTTTAACGAAGCTCCACGAGAACCTACCCCAGAGGTGGTGGAGGAAAAGATAATCGTTCCTGAGCCAATTGTGCAAAAGGAAACGATGATAAAACGCGAGCAATCCGATGTAGACCCCAACGACCCATACCCACAATATATGACTAAAGCAGAGACAGAAGAAGTCTTGGAAAATTGGTGGGCAAAAAGGAATGGTCTTATAAAGTAATATTAAGGGGCTTGACAAATATTGTAATATGTGTTATTTTTAATACATCTCTAACAAGGATGTAATATGCCGCACCAGGTCGGTTATTGCTGCATCAATCTCACACTACAAAAGACCCGCAAGATTACTACTAATCGCGGTATGATACAGCGCACCTTCTTGGAGCGCGGTGTCAAGTATGCGTCTGAACTGGCATTGCAAAACGCCAAGGACTTAGTGGAGATTATCAAGTGGAACGCACAGAATGGTGTCAAAGTGTTCCGACTATCATCCGATTTATTTCCGTGGAATTCCAAATACAAACTTATTGACCTTCCAGACTACGACAAGATTAGTCAATATCTGCTTGCCGCTGGTGCGATGGCGTATAATACTGGTCAGCGTATCACCGCACATCCAGACCACTTTGTTAAGTTGGGTTCACTCAAGCCCGAAGTTGTGGATAATGCTATTCACGACCTCGAACATCACTCCGAAGTCTTTGACTTGATGGGATTGGAGGCGTCGCACTATAACTGCCTCAATATCCACGTTGGTATGAACTACGACAACGATACGATTGACCGATGGGTTCGTGCATTTGATAGATTGTCCGACAACTGCAAGAAGCGATTGGTGGTCGAGAATGACGATAAGGAAAACGCATTCTCTGTCAAGCAGCTCCATCGTGAGATTACGTCTCGCACTGGTGTCCCCTTGACATTCGACTACTTTCACCATACATTTCATACAGATGGAATGTCCTCTGCGGATGCCGCACATCTTGCCGCATCTACGTGGGACACCAAACCACTATTCCATTACAGCGAGTCCAAGAACCTGAACGAGAGTGTTTCGGGTAATCCGCGGGCACACGCTGATTATGTATTCCGTAGTATTGATGACTACGGACTTGATATTGATGTTGACTTAGAAGCTAAGGCTAAAGAACTTGCATTACTCAAATATCGGGAGTTGCTATGATAAGTTTCGCAATCACAACACATAATGAAGGTCATTATATTCAACAATTACTTGACCAACTTGTTCCCCACTGCGAAAAGACTGGGGATGAGATTGTTGTGGTTGATGACAACTCCACAGACGCATTTACTTCGCAAGTTTTGTATGGTTACGAACAGCAGGATAAAATTCGTTTGTATAATCACGCATTAAATAATGATTTTGCGGCACACAAAAATTATCTAAATTCTCTGTGTGAAGGTGATTATATTTTTCAAGTAGATGCAGATGAAAAATTCCACGATAATCTCTTGACATATTTAGATGATATTGTGTATAATAATATGCATGTGGATATGTTTCTTATCCCACGAGTAAATGTTGTAGATGGATTGACAGACGATGATGTGCGTAGATGGGGATGGGTCATAGATGAAAGGGGATGGGTAATGTTCCCAGACTATCAAACCAGACTATACAGAAATCGTGAAGATATTAGATGGGAAGGAAAAGTGCATGAACGTATCGTTGGGTATAAGACACACGCACCACTTCCAGCAGAAGAAGAATGGGCATTGTATCACATTAAAGATATCATGAGACAACGGGAGCAGAACGCATATTATGACACTATCACACGGTAATAAAGCGCTAACCTACGACGATATCCAGTTGATTCCTGGATATTCGTCTATTGAATCTAGACAGTCTATTGACCTATCTACACAACTGACTACTAATTATAGAATTAGGGTTCCTCTTATCGCATCCCCGATGGATACGGTATGTGATGGTGAGATGGCAGTTGCGATGGCACAACTTGGTGGAGTTGGATGTATTCACAGATTTAATACAATTGAACAACAAGTTGGTGAAATCCGATTTATAACTGCACATCCGTTTGATGCAGAAATGTGGCCGATTGGAACGATGCCTATTATGGCAGCAGTCGGTGCAAATGGTGACTATCTGGAACGAGCACAAGAGTTGGTCAAGGAAGGTGTAAATATTATCTTAATTGACGTAGCACATGGACATCATAGTTTCGTCAGAGATGCAATCACTAAAATGAAAAATAATCTACCATTACACGTAGATATTATTGCGGGAAACGTTGCCACAGCTAAAGCCGCACAGTCACTGCGAGATTGGGGAGCCGATGCAATCCGTGTCGGTATCGGTGGTGGGTCACTTTGTACGACTCGTATCAAGACGGGGTTCGGTGTTCCGAATGTAACGTCACTTGAAGATTGTGCAAAGGTAGTATCGGTTCCCGTTCTCGCATGTGGTGGTATTCGGAATAGTGGAGACATTGCGAAGGCATTAGCTGTTGGTGCCGACTCGGTAATTCTTGGGTCACTGATTGCGGGGACAAAAGAAGCACCTGGTGCCATTATTGAAAAGTCTAATGGATTGTATAAGCGGTATCGTGGAGCCGCATCGTTAGAAACAAAGAGTATTCACGGACAAGTAAAACGAAATGTGGAAGGGGAATCTACCGTCGTTCCTTTCAAGGGTGGTGTAAAGTTTATTGTGGAAAGTTTGTTGGATGGATTGCGGTCGGCATTATCATACGCTGGTGCAAACAATCTTAATGAATATTTCCCTGAATACGTGGTTGTAACTCAAGCTGGAGTAAATGAGGCACGACCGCATCTTCTCTAAACAGGAGGATAGTATGAAAAAAATAATAACCGTTCTCTCCGTATTAACGGTTTTAGTTTTACTAAAAATAAATGAAGATTATATACCGAACCGTATTGTTCGGTCACAACCAACAGAGTTAGAAAAGTTTCTCGACCATATGGCCGAACGTGAGAGTGACAACACTCCACAAGCTGTAAACAGATACGGAATGCTAGGAAAGTATCAGTTTGCACCCAGTACAATTAAAGTGCTGGGATATAGAGTTACTAGAAAACAATTTCTTTCTAATCCAGAACTACAAGACTCCGTGATGGTTGCTTATTTACGATCAAACAATCAAGAACTAAACTCACTAATCTCTAAATACGAAAATAAAGTAATTAAGGGAGTAAAAGTTACACGGTCAGGTGTATTAGCGGCCGCACATCTTGCAGGATCTGGGAATGTGAGGTTATTTTTCCAAAATTCGGATTGGAATGGACGAACAGATGCAAACGGTACAAGCATTCGTGAGTATATGCGTACATTTTCAATCTATAATCTAAATAAACTATGATAGTATTACTCATTATCAGTATTTTAGTAAATGGAGCACTCGGTTACGCATGCTGGAATATGTTGCGTAAGAACGAGATGATGGAAGATGCTATAAATAACTTTTACGCCCGATTGGATAGAACATTAAAAACTATGCGGGCGATTGACTCACGAGAAATGTTTGAAAAGGACGACGAAGTAGGGTCTGTTTTTAATCAAATCGTGGACACAGTTAATGATTTACGCCCGCTTCTATACGGGAGTGATATAGAAGATGGGGAGAAAGAAAACGAAGCTCGGTAAAGTCTACTTTACACAAGAAACAGAAGATGCAATTATCAAATATAACGAAAGCACTGATATAGACGAACGAGAAAATCTATATCGTGAGTATATTTGGGCACCATTCGATAAACTAGCAGAAAACGTAATCAACAGATTTAAGTTTCCATATATGGAAGGCTCTTTTGATGATGTAAAGTCAGAAGTGGTTTCCTTTTTGGTTATCAACTTACACAAATACGCTGCGGGGAAGGGTAAGGCATTCTCATACTTCAGCGTGATTGCAAAAAATTATCTTATATTACACAATAACAATGCATACAAGGAAGAAAAGCGGTCAGTATACCTCGCAGATAAGACCGATGAGACGTTTACCCTCGAAGAAATCCTTGTATCCGAACCAGAAGAACAAGAAATCAAGAGTGATATGCGTGATTTTACCCAACTCTTGGTCCAATACTGGGATTTCAATACCACTAAGATTTTTAAGAAGAAACGGGACATAGAAATCGCTAACGCTGTGGTCGAACTTCTCCGTAGAGTTGATAATATCGACAATTTTAACAAAAAAGCTCTCTATCTAATGATTAGAGAGATGACCAACCACAAAACATCCCATATCACCAAGGTCATCAATAAGATGCGGGTACACGTTTTGGAGCAAATGCAGGAATTTAGACGTACAGGACATATTTCCGACCCATCCGCCTATTTTACGTATAAAAAATAGCCTCTAACTATTTATATGGTAGTAACTTGGAGGTTATTATGAGTTTAGACAAGGAAATATTTGACGGAAAGACACTTTCCGACCTCTTTTCAGAAATTTACAAGAATACCGACTCTAAGAGACAACAAATTAATACGTTTGTCTCTAAGTTGGTTATGCTTATCCGTACCCCAGAAGATGCAGCAGTCATAGGACCAGTTATTAAAGACTTTATTGAAGTCAACGTGAAGAATGATGAACATTTGGTCCGTGTCGCACAGATTGCACAACGTTTGGTGGGAGCAGTTTCTAAAGGTGACTCCGTTGACGGACTACTAACGGAGGCTGAAAAGCAAGCTTTACTTGGTGATTTAAAGATGGAAGTAGAAAAGTTGGAAGATGAAGGAAAAGATATCGAAGAAGATATTTTTGCTATTTCAAAAAGAGTTAAGTAATGTCTAGAGGAACAGGATTTCGTGTTGGTGTAAGAAATAATGGTGTAAAAACTTTATTACCTGGTGGACCTGGGACACAACCAGGTACCACCACAGATTATTTTATATACGAAGCAGCACAAGTGGAAGAAATAGTCACTAATGAATCCTCGGACTTATCAGCAACAACTAGTAGAACAGCAAACACAGGTAGAGCAAAGATACGATTTGTCAATACGGGTAAAGGTGATGAAAGTAAAGAATTACCTTGGGCAGATCCATTATTACCTCACCAAACATCATATCCTTTGGTTGGTGAATATGTTCTAGTGTTTAAAATGTTGGGTACATATTGGTATGTTGGCCCAATAAACACAAAACGAAAAATTACAGAGAATGCACATCCGTTGGTGGGATTGATACCACGACCAGCTAACACAGTAGTGCGAAATCAAAGAGCTATCGCATCGGGTGTATTAACACAGGCATCCGTAAACATAAACAAAGTTGGTAAAAATTTTAAAGAATTGAACGTAAATCCTCTCAAATCATTTGAGGGTGATATAATTTATCAAGGACGATATGGTAATTCCATTCGGCTTGGTAGTAGTCAAATGATTTCTTCTGCAGACGGAGAACAGTACCCAAACATCATTTTACGGGTTGGACAAGGACCAGCAACGTCAAGAACGACAGAAGATGGTGGAGCATCGGCATTAACAAACGAGTCAATCAACACCGATAATAGTTCGATATGGATGGTATCAAAACAAATTTTGGGACTTGTACCGGCAACATATGGAACAAATATTCATATGCGGTCTACATTTGAAAAACCAATATTTGATGGTGCATCTATACTTTTAAATTCTGACAAGGTTATACTTAACTCAAAAGCCACATCAATTTATATGTTTGCTAAGAAGGGTATTCATATGAATGCTCTAACAGACGGCATAACCGCAGATACGGCTGGCCCAATCATACTCAGAACACCAAACATACTTGGACTATTTGCAGAAAAAACGTCAACGATAGAATCAAAAGAAGATATAATTATTAGTACAAAACGTGATATCAACGTAAGTGGAGACAGAAACGTTACGTTATACGGTAATGAAATATTTTTGGGTGGACGTAGTTCTAAAGCATCACCTATCGCTATGGCAAAACCACTAAAGTTGTTCCTGTACGAACTACTCAGAACTCTTATGTCTACATCACCGTTGACACTTGGACCATCTGGTGTAATTAATCCCGCATTGGTTGCAAGACTATTAATAGTATATTCAAAATATCAAGTATTACCCGACCCATTTAATCCTCTATGGGCATCAAACGATAACTTTGTTATGAAAACAAATGAAAGTACACTAGCGGGAGATATGCCAGCTAATGAATCATTTAAGAACGTAACTGGTCTGGGTACTGTTGGAAGTAATCAGGCAGCTGCATTTGGTAGAGAAATTGCAAACAATGCTGGATTGAAAGATTTACGTAAGTTATATGACGAAGAACTCATTTCCAAGTTATAACATATGTCAATACTGTCGGATACATTAAAAAATCAATATTTTCAGTCGTATATACAAAACGCAACTAATAGCGTATCGTCTATAGCATCTGTATCGCAACTTCCAACAGAAGTACCGTTGGAAACGTTGATAGCTATTGCTGCTTATAAACCGCAAGTTCTACAAGGAGTACAGTTACAAAAATATACACAAACATCCAAAGAAGTACAAGACGCTATAGCTAAACGACTGCAACAAACCGGTATCATAACTACCAATCTTTCTAATTTTAGACCATCTGTACTGTCTGGTAATGTAATACAAAGAAGAACTAATGGTGTGACACAACCACTAAGTGATAGAGATAGAATTTTACGAGGTGTGCCACCTGCAACTAGACGATTGGTACAACAATTAGAAGATTTACGAGCTCTTTCAGAATTACAAGCACAATTACAACGAATAATAGATAAAATTGAAAGTCAAATTACAAGATTCACTGCGATTTTTAATGCGTTAGTAAATGCTCCCGATGCTGCAGCTTCTGCAGCGTTAAGTGTATTGATTGCAAAACTTGAAGATTTGGAAGCAGCATACACAAAAGCAAAAGCAGTATATGAACTTGTTAAGAAAGTATATCAAAATACCAAGAAAGCAATATTAAAAGCTTTATTTAAAGATATTCCAAAGGCAAAAGAAAATTTAAAGAAGGGATTGGATGTATTAGGAAAGATTTTAAAATTAAGAGAACGTCCACGTATAGTTTTATTCCCTAAATTTCCAAAATTACCACGACTAAGTTGGTCAAAAGCTGATTTTTATAACAAATATAAAAAGGCTCTAGAAGTACTTAAGAAAAAAGATGGAGAATTCTACCAAAAAGCATACTCCACAGCAATACAACAAGCTGGATTTGAAATTATAGATCCAAAGAAGGATAAACTTCAACGTGGATTGACAAAAGCAAGAAATTCTTTGAGAGAAGCAAGAGCTAAACTTGAAACATCTCAAGCGATACGTACCGAAGCGGTGAACCGAGCAAGAACACAATTAATTAACAACATTAGAAATGTAAACTCAACTACAGAACGAGAAAGATTACAACTTCTACAACAATACCAGAATGCAAAACAACAAGCATCGCAAGTAGGGTCACGCAGGATGTATTTGAATTCTACAGAAGCATCTCAATTGCTATCTTCTTCCAGAATAGACGTAAATAATAAAAATATACTGGGTGATTCACCAACAGGACAAATTACATTAGATGGTAGAACTGTATACACAGATAGAAGAAATGGAAAGGTATACGTCCTACAATCTGCTAGCGAAAGAGTAAACGAATTAACGAGTACATCAACAGCACAAATACGTAACACAATTAGTGAGGCAACAACAGCAGTAAGCACAGTAAATACTGCCGTGGTTGCCAGTGCAAAACTTGGTGCATCACTAAATAATAAAGTACTTGGAGCAGAATTTGTAGCAAATCTTGTTCAAGACGTAAACACAGTAAATAACATAGCGGCACAAGCAAGAAATGCAAGCAGTGGTCCTGTGGCTACATCAAATCAGTCATATACTATAAATGAATTGGGACTATCTCAGTTTGATGATTATAGTATAAAGGAGGCAACAAAGACAGTAACCACGGTTACACGAAGATACACAGCTGCCGAAGCAGTAAATCAAGCTACCGCAATAAATCAGACTATATCCGCAAAATACGGTTATACAACACCACTGGTAACGACCCCATTGGGGCCAATAAGTGTAACCATAAACGGTCAGCAGTTGTTCCAACTAACTTTGGCTATACAATACAAAGATTTCAATCCGTTAAATCAAGCTAGAATTGAAGAATTGGGGAGACAGCCAACAACAACGGTGACAACCAACTTTACAGTAAATCCCATAACAGCTGTACCTACATCAATTCAAAATACGGCAAGAAATTCATTACTTACGTCTGCACAACGACAACAAGTTGCACAATTAGAAAGACAGATAACAAATATTGATGAAAAATTAAATTCCGGTATAAATGATGATGGTACTATAATTAGTGGTGAAGATAGAGCTGCGCTGCGAGCGCAGCGGGTTGCACTCAGAGATCAGATTGAAATAATAAGAACGCCGCGGCCGGGTGCACAAATGTCTGTAACAACATTACAAATACCCGATAATCTAACACAACCAATTACACCAAATATTCCACTACCGCAGGCAAGATTACCACAAGATAGAGTAGAACAGTCCGGACCTATTATTATAGTAACTTTATCTAGAACAGACTCACCACAAGGTAGAAATGGATTGACCGTTGCTGTTGCGGATGCACAGAGATTATCTACGGCAAGAGCAGCACAGACAGGATTGGTTGGGACACCAAAAACCAAGGCAGAATACAGACAACGTGGAGATATATCAGGACAAGTAGTATATGAACTTTCATTTACAGCAGATTATACCCAACCAACACAAACCTCACAAGAAGGAAGTTTAGCTCAACGACAATTACAAGTTAATAGTTTATTACAACAAGGAATCACACCAGCACAGATAAATTCACAATATTCACCACCAGGACCAGTGGATGAAAATGGAAACATTCTGTAAAACAGACCTAAATCGTTCTAAATCATATATTTTTGATATTTAAATAGAGGGGCTAAAACGGTTATTTTTATCAGGAGAGACAAATGGACAAAACATTACTAAAAGCATACATCAGAACCATCGTGGAAGAAGAAGTGAATAGAATTCTTCCTGACCTTTTGGGTGAAGCAGTGGCACAAATCAAGGGAACACAACAAGTTAACGAAACTGTTGTGTCCCCAACTAAACCAAAGCTTGACCGTTCAAGATTGGCCGCGTTAATGGGATTAGAACGACACGGAGACACCATCTCGGCAACCACAAATAATATGGTTCTTCCAGAAAATATCCCACAAGGTTTGGATTTAAACAGTCCATCGGTGCAACCAGCTGTGGAAGCTATCACCAAAGACTATAGTGCTTTGATGAAAAAGATGGGATTAAGCAAGTAGTATGGCAAAAACCGTCTATCTTGGATCCACACTTCCACTACAACGAAACAATCGTGGATACTTTCAAACAACAACAGACCCATTAGAAAATGAAAAGTCAAAATTTATTAATTTAATTTTGACTAGAAAGGGTGAACGTCTGTCAAATCCAAACTTTGGATGTGACTTATGGCGTTTGTTATTTGAACAAAAAGATAACGAAATTCAAGACTTAGCACAACAATATGTTGTAGAAGCAGTAGAAACGTTTATGCCAAATTTGAAACTACAAGAGATACGAATAACCAACGTAAACACTTTTCTAAATGATAACTTCATAGGACTGTACGTTAGATACGGGTTTTCTAATAATCCATTAGTATCTGATCAAGTTGAACTAACTTTGGGAACAACTATCGGTGGAAATTTGGCAATATCTGGTAGAATAACAACACGTAATATTTAATTGAGATAGGAAATGGCTACAACCAATAACGTACTAAACAAATTATCTGTAGCACCAAAGGAGGTAAGTTATCTCAACAAGTCGTTTGTTGACTTCAAGGGAGATCTTATAACCTTCATTAAAAATTATTACCCCACAACCTGGACAGATTTTAACGAAGCAAACCCAGGCATGATTATGTTGGAATTAGCGGCATATGTTGGGGATGTATTGTCATTTTATGTAGATAACCAATTCAAAGAAAATTTATTAGCATACGCAGAACAAGAAGGAAATGTAATTAGCATAGCTCAAGCTCTGGGATATAAACCAAAAACAATAGTTCCAGCAACAGCGGAAGTATTAATTTCTCAAATAGTTCCTGCGTTGGGAGCAGAGGACGGGTATATTCCCGATGCAACGTATTTTCTAAAAATAAATAAAAATTCTACAGTATCTACACAAGCACCTAACGTAGTTACATTCAGAACAACTGAACTCGTAGATTTTGCAGACCCTACAGATAGATCTATAGTTCCCCGACAATTGGATTCGGTAACTTTATTACCAGTTACGTATTTAGTAACCAAAAAAGTAAAAGTAATTTCTGGTGATGTACGACAAGAAACGTTTACATTTGGTGATCCTGAAAAGTTTTCAACTATTACAATTGGTGATGCAAACATCACTTCT